TTCAATAAGTTTGCTTAAACTCTTAAAATCCATTGTTAAAATATAATATGTAGCAATATAATCAATGATATCATAAAAATTATCAAATTCTTTTTCTGCTGATTTATTTGAATTAGAAGAAGAAGTGTTATTTCCCATACTATATTATAGTTATTTAAAAAAATAATAAATAAAATTGAATTAAAAATTTCTTTTCTATAAAAAGAAAATAAGAATGAGCAACGATAAAAGCAAAAAGCGAAAACCAAATAATATCAATAAAACAGAATTATGGAATATATTTGAGAATGAAATTGAAGGAGAAAAATCAAAAGTTCCTTTAGAATGTATTTATAGAGCTTGTGGAAATAGAGAGATGTGTGAAAGATGTGAAACAATTTTAGCATTTTCAGAGGAAGGATTTTTAACATGTACAAATACAAAATGTGGTATTGTATATAAAGACATTGTTGACCAATCTGCTGAATGGCGATATTATGGAGCAGATGATAATCAAAATTCTGACCCTACAAGGTGTGGTATGCCAATAAATCCTTTGCTAGAAGAGTCGTCGTATGGATGCAAAGTTTTGTGTATTGGGTCGATGTCATATGAAATGAGAAAAATAAGACGATATACAGAGTGGCAATCTATGCCATACAAAGAAAAATCGCAATATGACGAATTTCAAATTATTACCACAATGGCACAAAATGCAGGCATGCCTAAAATGATAATTGATGATGCAATTCGTTATCATAAAAAAATATCAGAATATGAATTAACATTTAGAGGTGATAATCGTGATGGTATTTTGGCAGCATCTATTTATATATCTTGCAGAATCAATAATTTTCCTAGAACAGCTAAAGAAATTGCAAATATATTTCATTTAGATGTAACAAGTGCTACAAAGGGATGTAAAAATGCTTTGGCAATTATAAATAATTTAGAAAAAGATATGGTAAACGGTGACAAAACTAATTTAGGTAAAACAAAACCTGAAGATTTTATTCAACGATTTTGTAGTAAATTAAATATAAATAATGAACTTACCAGCCTTTGTCGGTTTATTTCAATGAAAATAGAAAAAGGTAATGTTATGCCTGAAAATACACCCCATTCAATTGCTGCAGGAATTGTGTATTTTATTTCACAAATTTGTAAATTAAATATTAGTAAAAAAGATGTAAAAAATGTGAGTGAAATTAGCGAAGTGACAATTAATAAATGTTTTAAAAAATTAGAAAAAATTCAAGAAGAGTTACTTCCTGCAGTAATATTAAAAAAATACGTTGCATAATAATATAAATATATAAATATTGAAACAACTTAATAGTTTAATTTAAAAAATTAAAAAATATAAATACACTATAAATGTCTAATAATTCAAATGAAGTAATTAAAGTACCTAATCGTGTTTTCATTGTTCCTTATAGGAATCGGGTTCAACATAAATTTTTTTTTAGCAAATATATGAGTTTTATTTTAGAGGATTGCGATGATTATGAAATTTATTTCTCTCATCAATGTGATGCTAGAACTTTTAATAGAGGAGCTACAAAGGATATAGGATTTTTAGCAGTAAAAGAAAAATATCCAAATCACTACAAGGATATTACATTTATATTTAATGATGTAGATACAATTCCATTTAATAAAATTTTTGACTATCAAACTACATATGGTGTTGTAAAACATTATTATGGATTTAAATATGCGCTTGGAGGTATTGTTGTAATGAAAGGTGCAGATTTTGAAAAAATAAATGGATTTCCTTGCTTTTGGGGTTGGGGTATGGAAGATAATGCATTACAAAAACGGTGTGATGCTTATGGATTATCTGTTGATAGAAGTGTTTTTTATGAAATAGGTAGCCCAGAAATTTTACAATTATTTGATGGAATATCAAGAATTATAAGTAAGAAAGACCCTTGGAGAGGCGAACATGATGATGGGAGTGATGGTTTAAAAACAATTCATCAATTAAAATATTCAATTGATGAAAAATCTGAAAATCCAAATGATAATTTTTTTGCGGTGCATAATTCTTGTATATTTTTTATAAATATTTCTACTTTTTTAACTCGTATTCAATTTGGGTCTGAAGAATATTATAATTACGATTTAAGAGAACCAAAAAGAAAAATTATAAATCCAGATAGAATTAGAGAAACAACAAAAACGGTTGTATCAACTAATGATTGGTCAAATATTCCTTATTATCCAACAAATAGAGAGAAGCGTGAAAATGTTGCAAAATATTTAATATCAATGGGTAAACAAGTGCCTGAAACACTAATTAGACAAATTGAAGAAGATAAAAGAAAAGAAACACAAGAAGATTCTTTTAATAGTTTTAGAAAAACTAATTCAGAACAAAATAATACTCTGCATTTTGTAGAACCTCAAATAAATCAAAATATATTTCGTCAATCACAAACACAAAGACAAGTACCTCATAAATTTTCGCCACAATATGCCAGTTATGTAGGAGCAAAACCAAGGGCACAAGCTAGTGCCAGAATTGGATTAGGTGGTGTATTTTAATAAGAAGTTATTTTATTCTTTATTCATTCTTTAACCAAATATAAATGATTTCATTATAGTCATTTTGTCGTTTTGATTTTTTATATGGATAAGAAATATGAGCCTCTCCAAATAATTTTACAAGTACATTATCATATACTTCTTTGCATACATTTATAATATAATGTCCTCCTTTTTGAAGACCATTATATGTTTTCGTAAAAATAGGTATATAAAATTGCTCGTCCATTTCTTTTTTAGATGCATATTTTGAGTTATTTTCATATTTTTGTATGAAGTAATAGGGAGGCGATGTGAAAACAAAATCATACTCTAGAGTATTGTAGTCAATTTTTAATGCATCTTCAAAAATCATTTCTATTATAGTGGGCGATTTTTCTCCCAAATAGGTCACAAGTTTTTTATATGGTTCTTTTAAATTGTTATTGATTTCAATCCCAATATATTTATCTAATTTCAATGCCGCTGAAGCAACAGCTGCTCCACCCCATCCAGCACAAAAATCTAGCACACATATTGGCTTATACTTTGCATATAATTCCATATACACAAGTGGTCTTATAATATTTATAGCACTTATACAAATATTATACACCTCTTTTAAAACAGTATATTCAGATTTAGTATTATTTTTATTTTTTACATCTCTATAATAGGTAAGCATAGTTTGAATAAATTTCTTTTTTTTAAACTCATTTAGATTAACAATAAATTCAAAAAAATTTATATCATATTTACCTTTTGTTTCTAGACGTTGTGTAAAAGTAAAATAATCAACAATATTGTTGCCTACAAGTGACCTTGGGGTTGAATTAATAAATGATTCAATGTTTGGTGCAATTTGAATTAATTTGTCCATCTCTCTATTAACTGTTTCCAAAGATATATTCTTAATGCTTTTTGATATGTTTTCCTTTTCTAAATCAGTATACTTCTCATTTAACATTTTGTCATTTAACATTTAATCTTAAATGAGAGAAAATAAATCATTGTTTTACAAAATTCACTATATTTCATAATTTATTAAATCTTCATTTGAATCATTACAATAATCTTCAATCATTTTAAACTTTTTTTTCTCATAATCATTATTAGTTTTTCTAGACACCTGATTTTCGTGTGTTCTATATAACAATAAAGGCTCTTGTATATTGTAAATAATATTATACTTTTTCAAAATTCTTAATTCTAAATCTAAATCTTCAAAAGGCATTTTCATATCTATTCTATAATTACCAACTGATAATACAACTGATTTTTTAAAACATAATGTAGGATGATTCATTATCCAGTCAGATTTTGTAGTTTTATATTCATCCCAAGTTAGTGAATATGGATGATTGCTACGACCTATTTCACTTTTATTTTTTATAAATGATATAATATTACACCCACATAATACACAATTTGAGTTATTATTCATAAAATTTAATTGAGTTATTATTCTATTATTTATCATAATATCATCAGAATCCATTCTAAAAACAATTTCATTCGAACAAAGAAGTAACCCTTGATGTAAACAAAAACTTAACCCTCTATTTATTTTTGTTGTATTATAAATTAATCGCAAATTTTTTAATTTATTTAATTCAGCTAAAACTGCAAGTAAAACTTGAGTTTTTCCATAATTAGAACAATCATTTATCCAAACTAATTCAATACCAAAATGTCCAATTTGTTCCTTTATTGAAATTACACAATCATATAAATACTTTAAAGAAGTATTATAACTAGCCACTAATATTGATATCCAAACTGTTGGTGTTTCTTCATACTCCCAAAAATATTTTCCTTTTTTTGTATTATAAATAATTTGATTATTATCCATGAAATTATTCATTAGTTTATTCATTAGTATCTTATTATAAAATAATTATTTTATTTAAATTTAAAAATAATTATTTTAATATGTATTATAACTAGTATGAATAATATTTCTGATATAAAACACGCATTTTATATAAATTTAGCATCTAGACCAGATAGAAAACAACATGTGGAAGAACAATTAAATATATTAGGTATTAATGCAGAGCGATTTAACGCTATTAAGTTACCTAATGGAGCATTAGGATGCAGTATGAGTCATTTAAAATGTTTAGAAACAGCGAAGAAAAATAATTGGCCACATTTATTAATTGTTGAGGATGATATTAAATTTTTAGACCCTAATCTGTTTAAAAGACAATTGAATACATTTTTATCAAATCATACAAACTGGGATGTAGTTATTGTTGGTGGTAATAATGTTCCACCTTATCAAAAAATAGATGATACATGTGTTAAGGTTGGTAGCTGCCAAACAACTACAGGATATTTAGTTAATGGACATTATTTTGATACTTTAATTAATAATTTTAGAATAGGTATTAAAAAATTAATTGAAAATCCGCATTTACACGCTCTTTATGCAATTGATAAATATTGGTTTAATCTGCAAAAAAAAGATAATTGGTTTTTAATTATTCCTTTAACAGTGACTCAGAGAGAAGATTATAGTGATATTGAAAAAAGAGCTACTAATTATGCAAATGTAATGACAGATTTAGATAAAGAATTATTTTTTAAACAACAACAACAAGCTATTCTAAATATGTCATCAAATAAAATTACGCAATTAAATATAACATCTGAACCAATTAAATCAAACATTAAAATGAATTCAGAAGCAAAAAAACCATCAATGAAGATTAATATGAAGATTAATATGAAGATTTAAATTTAAATTTTGTTCTCTTGTACTAATCTTGGGAAATCACTTAACTCAATATCTGTAAAATACTTATTTGTTTCTATTAATAGAATATCTTTTTTAAAAATTGGACTAAGATTAAACCCAACCGCATAGTCTTCCAAATATTCTTTTTCTATATTTTCTCTCTTTGAAAGTAAATATAAAACAGCTTCTGAAGAGAGAAAATAAAACCTACCACTGCAATATTTGGTTACGTACAATGGCAACTTTTTGGGCAATTCTGGATGAATACGATGGTACTCAGATAAATAAGGTTGTTTTACATCGACAATATAACCTCCATAATGTGGTACAGGTTTTTTTGCGTTAATTAAACCACATAACATATTAAAATACTTATTATTAACTAAAATTTGGTCATCATCAGTTTTAAATAAGTATTTAAAATTAAATGTGTGATTAATTGCAGAATAGGCAGCAATCACTTTTTTAGGTAAGGAGTTATAATCATCTGGTACTTTTACCCATAAAACATTATTTTCATTATCAAATTTAAAATCGGTATCTAATGTTTCCTCACCAATTACATGATAGTATTTTAGAAAAGGAGGAATTTGTTTAAGCCAAGTCATTTTTTGAAAAACAGCCTTTTTTGCATATTTCTTACAATTCATAATAAGCATTATAAATTCCTGTTCAATCATTTATTAATAAGGTTAATTTATATTTAAATATTGTTTAATTTAAATATAATAATGAATCAATTTTTTACAGCTATGATTTCAACCGATGGATTTGGGGCTCAATATCAAAAAATAATACAAACATATATATATTGTAAAATACATAATTTAATTTTTTGTTATAATCCAATACATTGTATAGAGCATAATTATAATAATGATAATGAATATATAAATAAAATAGAAAATCTTATAAATTTAAAAAATAATATTATAAATTTAAATCAAACAATGAATGTTACATATTTAGATTTTAATTTAATAGTTAGAAATTATTTTGAAAATAATATAGATAAATGCTGTGAAAGTGAACATATGCAATTTATAAAAGATTGTTTTTGGGAAAATAAAAATAAATCTTTTTTTAATAATGATAAAATAAATGTAGCTCTTCATATTAGAAGACCAAATATAAATGATAATAGAATTGAAGGTACTAATACACCAAATAGTTATTATTTAAATATAATTAATATAATAAGAAAAAAATATGAAAATAATAATAAGAAAGTATTGTTTCACATATATTCACAAGGAAATATATTAAATTTTAAAGAATTTGCGAATCATGATGTTTATTTTCATTTAAATGAAAATTTATTTGATACATTTATTGGCATGGTTTCAGCAGATATTTTAGTTACATCGGCAAGCAGTTTAAGTTATATTGCAGCTTTAATTAGTGATAATGAAATATATTACTTACCATTTTGGCATAATCCTAGAAAAAACTGGGCTGTACAAAAGTAATAAATTTATATATTTTATATTATTTCATAATTAAATATTACTCCAAATTCTTTTTTAACTTCTATTATTATTTCCATAGTGTCTCGAATTATTACCTTTTTATTATTTTTTACTAATTCTTTTGCTATTTTAAGTTTTGCAGACTCTTCAATTATTGGTATTCCTGTATTTTCTTTATAACAAACATTTTCAAATACGTATTCACTTTTATTTTCATCTAACAGTTGTTTAGTTTGAAATAAAATATGAAAATCATTATATTTAGTAGTAGCTGCTAATAAATCATTATTTATACAATTTTGTTCCATAATTAATTTTAAAGCTTTTGTATCTCTTGGAAAACAAGGACCACCAAATGAATAACCTGCACGAAAATATTTATTTCCTATTCTACTATCACTTCCAATAGCATTTAATACTATATTTTTATCAACACTTACATTATCACAAAAATCAGAAATCATATTGGCATAACTAATTTTAGTTGTTATAAATCCATTTAATGAAATTTTAACTATTTCAGCTTCTAATGGTTTCATAAAACAAAATTTAGGAGGATTATTTGTTATTTTTAAATATATATCTATTAATTTAGGTTGAAGTGATGGATTATTTGTACCAACTAATATTATATCAGGATTTTTGAAACCATTTATAATATCTCCTTGTGCAACAAACTCAGGATTATAACTAAGATAACAATTTTTACAATCAGATATTAAATGAACACCTATTTCATTAATATATTTTGGCATAACAGTACAACCAATTATTATATCCTTATTTGAAGGGTTTAGTTTATTTATTTTTATTAATAAATTAGATAATATAGAGTGATCATAAAATCGTTCTCCTCCTGAGTTAGGGGTCTGTACTATTATAAAAATAATATCTGAATGATTAATACCATCAGTCAAAGAAATTGTTGCTTTAAAATTTTTTGATTTTTTTAATAAATTTTCATATTCCGGTTCAAGTGTTATTAAAGATTTATTATTTATCATATTAACATATTCTTGTGAAATATCAACACCAACAACATTATAACCAATATCTTCTAATAATAAAGCAAATCCTAAACCTAGTTTACCAATTCCAATAACTGTTATATTATTCATAGTCTAGTAAATATTAATATCTTTAAATATTAATATTTTTAAATAACTATAATGCAATATAATATTTTCCTATATCAAATTTTGTATTAATAAAAAAATCTTTATATTCCATATATTTGCTGTATGGAATTACTCTTAAATCTAAACTAATTCGTGTAACATTAGTGTTATTAATTTTATTATAATGTTTTAATTTATTAAATTTTTCCATAAAAAAAGTATCAGTGTTTAATGTTAAGTTTAAATAATCATTATAATTAATATTTGAATCTATTTCAGGTTCATAATATATACTATTACTACAAAACATATTAGTAATTGGAATTATAAAATTTATTTCTTCAAAATGATGACCAAAATCTGAATCGCAATGTAAACCTATAATATTTTCGGGGTCTTCTTTATTTTTACCAATTGCTGTTAAGTATGGGAAACTAATTCTTAAATTAGGCGTTTTTTGAATAACTAATTTTTCTTCATTTGGAAATAATGGCTTTATATATTTTGAAATTAAATTGTGATATATTTCAAAAAATATAGGGTCACTATCTACAAATTCATGATACTTTTGTATAAAAATTGACATTCTATCATTTTTACCTATATCTTGTATTTTTGAAAAATATAATTTATCTTGTTCTAAAATATTATTACTATTTAATATATCATGAAGATAATCCATATCTTTATCAAATTTAAAGTATTTTAAAAATAATATTTTAAAAATTTCTATAAATGGATTTTCAAATTTAAAAAATGTCATTATATACTATATTCATTATATTTATTTAAATATTATATTTATTTAAATATTTTATTTTTGACAACTTATACATAAATGCCATCCTAAATTTTTTTCTAAGCAATTAAATAATTCAATTGGCATATTTTTAAAATAATCCTTTTTTTCATAAACATATTGTTTATATTGTTCTACTTTATATGGAAAAATATGTGTTTGATTTATATTAATATTTGTAAACTCCTTTAATAATTTATATATATCATCGTTAGTATAAACTTTTGCAATAGGAACACCATTTTGAGCTTCGTATTGGTCTAAACCATCAAGAATTTCAAAATATTTTATTGATTGTTTGGCATACATCATTAATTTAAACTCACCACCTGGTTTTAACATTTTCCAAATATTATATATTGCTTTTTCAGTATCTGGTGTATGATGTAAAACACCAAAACTATATATTAAATCAAATTGGATATTTGAAACATTAGTAAAATTTTCTATATTTTCTATATTTGCTGTAAATATCGTTCCAGATAAGTTAAATATATTTAGTCTTTTTTTTGCAATTTCTATTGATTTATCTGATAAATCACAACCATAATAAATAGCACCATTTTCAATAAAACTCTGTGCTGCTGTTCCTATGCCACACCCAATTTCTAAAACATATTTATCCTTATATTTTTCAAAACTAGCAAAATTCTTTATATGAGGTTCAACAAAATACTTTCTTTTTGTGACTTCTTCAAAATATTCTTTAGAACATAATTCTTTATTAGAATGATTAATATTACAAGGCCTTTTATTCCAATAATTATAAACATCTTCTATTGTTTTGGTGTTATCATTATTTTCTAACATAATAATAATTTATATTAAATATTTAAGTTATATTTTAAAAATATATATAGTAATACATTTATATAATTCAATATGTTAAATATAAAGATTTAACATATTGAATTATATAAATGGAAATTTTTTCAAATTTAATCGTTAATGATAATTATAAACATGTAAAACTAGATATTGGTTTATCATATAATGCACCACAATCTCAAATATGGCTAGAAAAAGAAAATGATGTTATGGTGTTTGGATTTGAACCAAATCCAGAAGCTTATCAATGTATATTAAATGGAAATATCCAAAAAAAACATCAAAGTCATGCTAATCCATTAAATAAAAAACATATTGATTCAGGTAGAATGAAAATTTTTAATATAGCATTAAGTAACGTTAAAAATATTGAATATATGGATTTTTATGTAAATTCTAAAGATTGTGGTACATCCAGTTTATATTCTCATGATCAACAATATCTTGGTCCAATTGAAAAGGTAATAAAGGTTCCTGTTTACAGTTTAAAAATGTTTTTTGATAATTTTCCTTGGGAAAAAATTTCTTATATTGATTATATTAAAATTGATGCCCAAGGGTCAGATTTAAATATTCTAAAAGGTGCTGAACATTATTTAAGAGAAAAAGTTGTATATGTTACTGCCGAACCAGATGGTAATCAATATATCGGTGCAAATAAATGTAATATAGAAAATATAACAAAATATATGACTAGTTTAAATTTCACTAAAATTAATCATCCAAATACAGTAGACCCAACGTTTATAAATAATAAATTTTTAGATTTAGCAAATAAAATATATATTTCACAAATTTAACTATTAAAAATTATATATTAAATTAAAAATTAAATAAATACTTAAAATTGTATTATTTATTTAATTAAATGTCAATTACTTTTTCTAGTTGTTTTTACATTATTAAATCTAAATTTGACCCTATTACTTATATTAACTGGATGAATAATTTTATTTCTATTGTAAATAATTTTAATCTTGTCATTTACACCGATGATAATAGTGCAAAATATATAGATATAAAAGGAAATCCAAAAATAAAAGTGATAATAAAACCTATTGAACAGTTTTATAATTTCAAGTACAAAGATTTTTGGGTTGAAAATCATAAAAAAAATTTTCTATTAAATGAAAACTCAAGTTGGGTGTTAAATATGTTATGGTCTGAAAAAATATGGTTTGTAAAAGAAACAATAGAGAGAAAATATTTTGAAACAGAATTTTATGGTTGGTGTGATATTGGTTATTTTCGTAATAGACCTAATGATACACACAGCAGTAAACTTTTAAATTGGCCAAATAATGAAAAAATTATGAAATTAAATAAAAATAAAATTTGTTATGCTTGCATCAATAATGATGATAGATATATGATTTCTTTGCATAAAATAGTTAATAATAAAAATCAACTAGAGTTACCAGTACATGAAATACCTGCTATACAAAATTCTATAGCAGGTGGGTTTTTTATTATTTATAAGGATAAAATTGACTGGTGGTCGGAAATTTATGATAAAAAAATAGAATTATATTTTAAAAATAATTATTTGGTGAAGGATGACCAAATTATATTAGTAGATTGCATTCTCTCTGATTTAAATGATTTTTTACTATTTAGAGAGAACAATCAACATTTTGATAATTGGTTTATGTTTCAAAGAATATACCTTTGAAAAAGGTATAGTCAAAATTTGTTTTAAAATTATATTTTGCTCCACTTTTTAAAAAAGTGGATTTAGTTGTTTTTGGTTATACCTTTTCTAAATATATATAATGATTAGTATTTTAATGCCTATTTATAATGGAATTGAATTTATTGAAGAATCAGTTTCATCAATCTTAAGACAAAATTATAATCAATGGGAACTTATTATAGGTATTAATGGACATCCACAAAATTCAGAAGTATATAAAATAGCAAAAGAATACGAAAAAAAAACTGACAAAGCAGGACAAGTATTAGGCAAAATTCAAGTTTTTGATTTTTATCAAATTAAAGGTAAATCAAATACTTTAAATGAAATGTTAAAATATTGTAATTACAACTACATTGCTTTATTAGATGTTGATGATATTTGGCACGAAGAAAAATTGAATCTTCAATCTCAATTGTTGAATCATTTTGATGTAATTGGTTCTAATTGTGTTTGGTTTGGTGATAGACCAGGAATTGTACCATCTATACCTGTAGGAGATATTAGTAATTTTGATTTTTCTTTGGTAAACCCTATGATTAATTCTAGTTCAATTATAAAAAAAGAACTATGTTATTGGAATAGTAGTTGGGATGGAATAGAAGATTATGATTTATGGCTTAGATTAAGAAAACAAAATAAAAAATTTTTTAACTGCAAAGCTATACTTGTTAAACATAGAATTCATACTGCGTCTGCATTTAATTCAAAAGGAAATGATAATAAAGTAGATGATTTGTTAAATAGTCATGGGCTAAAAACACATCATGAAAGAGAAGAAGAACGATTATTAGAAGAAGAACGATTATTAGAAAAAGAACAATTACTAGAAAAAGAACGATTAGTAGAACAAGAAAAAAATAAAAAACAGAAAAAATCAAATAAAATATTTATGAATATACTATGAATATACTATAAAATGATATATATTATTTTAGAGTACATGTATTTTATGCCATTCATTCGGACATAAATCTCTTGTATCATGTCCAGCCACTTCGCCGAACCATAAAGCAGGATAACAAACAATTTTATCTGGATTTGTGTTAAAATGAGCTGCCCACCAACTAAATGAACTATTTGCTATAATATTATGCTTACAACAACTCATTAGTGTCATTTGTTCCCAATCACTTAATGTATTTGATGCTCTTATAAAAGTAAAATTAGTGTATTCATTTTTTAACTTATTAATTATTTCAGATACATCTAGAAGGTCTTCCTCTTCACAAAAATATAAAACATTTTTGATTTCAGTTTCATTTATTATATTAGTTATCAAAGAGAGAGCATTTGAGTAATATTCCAATTTCATAATTGGATGATAATGTTGTATTTTTTTATAATCTCCAATTCTAAAATGAATACTAATTGTATTATTTAAATAATCTTTGCTCATGCCAGTCTTTGTAATAACATTTTTTTTAATTTCTTCCATACAAATTATTTTACAAATAAATTCAAAATTATTGGCAAAATATTTATAGCTTTGAAAGTATCCGTACAAACATATATCTTTACCTTGATGTGCAAATAAATTAAGTGGATTATATCTAAAATTTTGTTCTTTTATTACTAACATTTGAGGAAAGGATTTTGT